GTTGCGGAAGTAGAGGTCGGTAAGCATGATGCGCGCATTCGGCCCCTTGTTCTGCACGCTAAGGCTGAACGTCTCCAGCATGTCGCGGGAGGTGTAGAGCCGGGGCGTGAAGGCAAGGTCAGCCAGTTGCTGCACATGCTCAATGTCAAAGTTCTGGCCGGGAGCCGCAGCGCCAGCAGCGGGAGAACCCATGATGAAGGGTTCGCGCATCAGCACGCCGCCGCCAAACGGATCGATCGCGCCGATTGCCCTCATGTGCTGCTGATAGGCAGTCTTCACGAAGAAGTTATCGTAAGCTGCATCGGCGAGTAGGTCGTCCAGGGTTGAAGCCTGAAGGTCGCCATTATACGTAGGATCTGCCATGTTCTATCTCCTTCGTGAAACGTCTCTTACTGAACTAAATTCGTGTACTTCGCCAACCGCTCCTGCGTTGCCTTCTCGCGGCCTGCGGCTGTCTGCCAGAGCTTTGCGCGTTCCGGTTCCTTGGTGATGGCGTCAAAGCGCGATGATCTTGGAATACGTGTTTCGGGGTTGGTGCCGTTGCTCTGCACCCACTTGGCCTTCTCTTCCTGAACCTTGGAGGCCGCGTATTCATCGAGCTTCTTCTGCTCCGCTGCGGCTGCAACTTTCTGGCTCAGACCGTCATGGTCGTACTTGCGTGCCACGTAGGAGCGAAGATTCTCCTGCGGACGCTTGTTCTTCTCAAAGTCCTGATACTCGTTTTCAAGGTCGAGGTATTCGCCGGTCAGCTTCGCATGCTTGTTCGAGAGCGAGACAAGCGCCATGTTGGTGAAGGCGATGTCCTTGGCGCGATCATCCATCATCTTAGGGTCGAATGCGGCGGGAGTTTCTTTCACTGCGGCAGCGGGAGCGGCTTCGAAGTAGGATTCGGGGATGTCGTATCCCGCGTCCTTGAGCGCTTTCATATGAGCCTGCGTTGCGGCTAACTTTGCCGACATTGCAGCAACCTTCTCATCGGCTCCGCGCACGTAAGGAACAACCTGCGTCTCGTTCCATGTCTTCAGGTTCTGCTCCACTTCCTGCGCCTTCTGGTAGGCCGTCTTGCCGTCTTCGGCTTCCTTCACAAATGTCTCAAGAAGGGTGGAGTATTCGGGCTTGGTGGTGAGGGTCTCTATCTGCTCGTCACTGAGGTTGCGTGCTTTCAGAATCGCTTTGAGGTCCATTGTGTCTCCTTAGATTGGCGGCGCAGGCGACTGCTGAGGACTCATCGTCTGGGCCATTGTTTGCTGGACTTGTTGAAGCTGATTCTGAATCGCCTCGACCATCGGGGCGGCAGGCGGGTAGACCGTTTTGAGCATGGTAGCCAATTCAGTAATCCCACCGACAATCTGCACTACCGCTGGGGTAGGCTGTGCGTTGGGAGGTGGAGGAGCGCCCTGTGGTCCGGGTGCTGGTCCGCCCATCATTGGCTGAGGAGAGGTTGCCATGAGCTATTTCTTGCGCTCCGCTTGCTTCTCCGAACCCTTCTTAACTGCTTCCATCGCCTTGAAGCCGCCGTGGATCTTCAGCTTCCCGGTCTTGGAACCCATCTTTTCGGTCGAATGCTTTGCCATCAGGAGTCTCCTTCGTGTGTGGGCCAAAAGAAAAAGCCCAGAGGCTGTAAGCTCTCTAGGCCATGCTCTTTGTCCTACGAAGGAAAGAGTCAGAATCCGCTAAATTGGTGTTGAACTGAATATAACCCTAAACCTAATGTCTGTGTCAACTTTTTAATATGGCGTATCTTCTTTCTCCTCAGTCATGCGCCGTTTCTCGTCGAGAACAATGTCCGTGACCCCGCCATTACCGGTGAAATTGATCTGCAACTGACCCCTGACTTTCTCCCGCTTGCACCAAAGGAATAACTCGCGGATTGACTCCGGATCACGCGGACCAAGGTAACGGGCATAGGCGCGTCCTTCCATCTTGATCGAGAACTGCGGGGAGAAGTGACCGTTACCGTTAGTGCTCATTAACTCTCCGTGATCGTTGCGCGGGGTCCGGCTGCGCTGCCTTTAGTTTCGATATGCGGCGGCTTCTGACCGCTGGGAGGTCTGCCCGGTGCTCCCTTGCTTCCACCTACACCGTTCGGCATTGGGGGAGCCATCGGCCCTTGCGGAACAAGAGCGGTTTCGAGTTCCTTCATCTGCGTTGCAAAGATGAGTTTGGTTTCCTGCTCAGTCTTCCACTTCTCCCAGACCGTATTGCCGTCGATGTTGCCGAAGTTGGCAATCCCAGCAGCTTTGGCGACAGTTTCGGAATCGATCGGGAAGCCGCCCCGCTGCATCTGGATGAGCATCAGCTTATTGCCGGTCTGAACAATGTTGTGAAGTTCTCCCGGTGCAATGTTCGCGTGGATAGCCGCACAGAAGTTCTGGCTGCGCTGCATCCGGGTATAGGCTGACTTCTCGTTCTTGTCTTCGTGAAGCATATGCGAGGGAACCAAGGATGCGGGATCGAGGTCGAAGACTTCACGGGATACCCCGTCCGCGCCAACATACTGCATGATCCTGCCCGGTGGGTAGTACTGGAGTACGTCGGACAGGCACATCATCATCAAATCGCTTACAGGCTCATTGCAGGCGGTTGAGATGTCCTTGACGATCGGGCCAGCCTCTTCCATTGCCTTGAGGAGTGCATCGTCAGCCCCGGCCACCTTGGCCTTGGCGAGATTGTTCATCGCGTTGTTGCCCAGCAGGTAGTCTTCGTCGTCTTCGAGTTTCTTCGCCCATGCAAACGCCCATTCAGGGATGGACATCAGTTCTTCAGGCAGGGCAGTACGGATGACCGTCTCGCCGATAGCGCCATCTACTCCCAAGCGTCCACGTTCTTCGTAGGGATCAAACTGCTCCATCGTCTTGCGGTTCAGGCCAGCATTCTTGTCGTAGAGGAAGGCAGGGTCGAAGCGCTGCTTGGCGGTCTGGTCCAATCCCCGCATGAATGACTGACGGGTTTGGCCGAGGGAGTCAATATCCTCCATAAGAGAATACCCAGGTTCCCACGGCCACTCGTCGGCAGAGATACGCACGAGCGGGTGCATACCATGCCAGTTCCAATTCGGGCCATCGTATATCGGCTTATTCATGCCGGTCTGCGAGATGAACAGTCTGAGGTTCGGGTAGAGGTAGCAGTCTTCCTCCTCAGCCTTACGCATCTCGCGGTTCTTCTCGCCCTTACGCATCGTGAAATTGCCAGAGGGAATCATCTGCCCGACAAACGGGACGACGTAGGACTCCAGAGCGCCGGGTTCGCCCATCGGCTGAGGTGACTTGGTTTCATTAATTGACAGGTCGCGGACGGTGGTGTAGCGGAACTCCATCATCTGCTCCGTCCAGTTACCACCCTGAGCCTGCCCTGATGCCGTTCGCATGTCGTTGCGGAACCGTTCGGCTAGGGCAATACGATCCTTCGAGATATTGCCTGAGTAGCGGCGACGGGCTATGGGTTTGAGTTGGGCTTGGAACTTGGGGAACTTGGCGTGTCCTTCGTAGATGGGCATGAAGAGGATGCGGGTCCAAGCATAAGCGCCTTGCACGTCGTTATCATCTGGAAGCTGGAACGGGAGACAATCCTGTGACGAGAAGACATCGAAATCAATTCTTCGAGCCGATCTTGAGGACATACGAAGGTTGCGGTATACAGGCGAAACATACGAGTATCCTCCGACTGCCATCCACTGAACCGCACGCTTAAAGGCTCCGGGGAATTTGGATTCAAAGTACACCGCCTTCCATATCTTGTTGAGCATGGCCAGAAACGGCTGATAGGCAGGATTGTCCGAGGAGTAAGCATCGATGGTACGGATGTCTGAGATGTTCGCTACCACTTCCCTGAGAGCGCGTTTCTCGCGGGGTATCTTCAGGTCGGAGCGGGTCTGCTGAGGACGATCGGCGGTACGTCCTGAGATCATTGAAATGCCGCGCGGAAGGTCGCGGGATGAGGTCAGGGAGGCATTATAAGCTTCGCCAACGGCTACTACGTTCTGAAGCCAATCCTGACGTTCGGCGGCATTATCCTTGCCATCGTTGGCTGGAGGCTGCCACTTCCAAAGCCCTTGACTTACGTTGCGCGGTGCTGGACTCATCTCACCCCTTAGAGCATCTTGCCGACTGTGTTTACTTCCTCATCGGCCAATCCCTGACGCTTGCCGCCTGACCTTGCGCGGATAGTCTGGGCGTCGTA